CACGTAATTGGGTATACAGAGAATTAGTACGTCCTATCCACGAACTACATGCTGGAAGAGTTGACGAGAAATTACTTTGTGAAACTGATGACAATGGTAAAATGGTTTATGATGAGAACAAAATGCCTGTTCCTATTATTGATTTACATGAAGGCAGCACCTACGAAAACAAAGATAACTTAGAACCAGACTTTATTAGAACATTAGAAGCTTCATATAAAGGTCAGATGAGATCACGTTTTCTTATGGGTGAGTGGGCTAGTTATGAAGGTCTAGTGTATCCAGCATTTAACCAAGCAGTCCATGTTATGTCTCACCATTCTATTGAGAATTACTATAACCAACTAAAAATTAAATCATCTAATGTCACATTTTTAGAAGGTTATGATTATGGGCTTGCTGTTCCTTACTGTTATCTCTTGGGGTTCTGTGATTCTTTTGGTAATGTTTTCATTATGGCTGGAGCCTATGAAAAAGAATGTGTACTGGAAGATCAGTTTGCTGCTATTAAGCATTTGCGCCATAAGTATAGTGTGGATCCAAGCAACATGATTCTTGCTGACCCAGATATATTTAGACGTAAAGCTGTAGGAAAAAAGCTAGTAGGCAAATCTATATCAGATTTCTTTTTAGAAGATGGTATGATGTGTGTACGTGGTAATAACGATATATCAAATGGTATTGTTAAGATTAACCAATACTTAGTGCCACAACGAAATCATCAGAATCCTATTACAGGAGAATACGAATCTCCTTACATATATATAAGTGATGAGTTAGAATTTTTTATTAATGAGATGAGTGATTACTATTGGCAGAAATCCCCAACAGGAGAACAAATAGATAAACCTATAGATAAAAATGATCACGCTATGGACACTCTAAAGTATATGCTGTCTAATCGCCCAAACATTTCTAAACTAACAAAGTCAGTACAAAGAAAAGATGTCGGTTGGCGGCAATGGGGAGAACGAGACATTCAAGAAGATAGAAAGAGTTTAAGACATGGCTAGTGCAAATACTATAAGAATAGCTCTTATGAAATTACTTTCTGAAGGTAAACCAAACATACCAACCAAAACCTATACAAAAGGACGAAATACTGATCTTGATGGAGAAGGCCCAGGACCAGAACCTTATGATAGTCTTACAGAAGAAGGAGCACAAGGATTTGCTGATCCTCGACTTTTAGGTAAAGAACTAGCAGATGAAGAATGGGATGAATTATTACTTGGGCCAACATTAAGTAAAGCAGAAAAAACACAATTAAAAGCTAAAAAACAATTTGGAGAAAAAAAACCTATTGTAAAGCGCCTAGCAGATAAACAAAAGTTATATGAAGCTACTACAGATCAACAATCATATAAATCTGCAGAAGATCCTGCTGGTGAAAAAATGACTTTAGATATAATATTAGAATCTGAGATAGATGAAAGTTTAGCTAGTAAAGCTAATGAAGCTGGAAGAGTTTCTAACCAAAATAAAAGTGTACAGAAATGGAGAGATAAATCTCAACTAGAAAATCTTGGGCGTAGTTCTGATGAACAAAAAATATTAGATAAAAGTAATGAAGTTATATTTAATGTTAATAAAGCTGCAGAAAAGAATCCAGCATTATCTGGAGGACAAAATAAGTTTTCTAATTCCCCTACAACAGTTTTTAATCGTGAAGGCCCAACAAAAATTAGAGCGCGTATAGGAGAAGTAGCAAAAAGATTTGGACAAAAAGAAGATTTAAATGCTGATATACAGGATATGTATTCACGATTAGATGAGCTATTTCCTGGATTTAAAAAAAGTACTCCAGATAGTGATGAATTTTTTGAACTTGATGTTAAAGGTAAAAAAATTCCTGGAGCAAAACTTCAAGGTGGTAAAGATGCTAGTATGGCTAGTAAGCTTAATGATACAAAAAAAGAATTAAGAACATTAGCACAACGAGCCAGAGAAGAAGACGATCCAAAAATTCTAATGGTATTGAAAAGAAAACTAGATGAAATTGATACACAATATTTTCGTACTACTAGTACTCAAGAAACTAGACAGTTAGGTAATACAATTAATCCAGAATCTAATGTACAATCATTACAAGGTATAGATAAAGATACAGGAGAAAATCTATTAGATTTTGTAGCTCCAAATCGTACTGACGCTGGAGTAGAATTTAATGGAAGTAATTTATCAGATGAACTTGGACCTAAGAGTCCTCCATTGATTGAACAACTAAGACGTAATAAATCTAATTTCGATCCTGCTGGGAGACAAGCCCCTCCAGTATCAGGCACACTTAGTACACCAGACACATTGATTAATATCCTTAAGGATATTCAACAAAACAAACTTGGACCTATAGGACAGTAATATGGCTGATGACCAAATCCCACAAGATGTAGATGATGCTATTAATAGTTCTTTGGGAGAAGCTGCACCTAGAAAACGTACGCGTAAAGCAAAAGATCCAACATATAAAATTCTAGGTGATAGTAAAGTTCCTGTGTCTAAAGCACATGGAAAAGTGTGGAAGTCTCGTGTTGCTCAAGTAATGAAACATACTGAGGGTATTCGAGAATCTTGGGCAGAAGCTATTCGCTATTATGAAAATGATCAACTAGGCCATAGAAGTGGTAAGGTAAATGGATCAGGTAATAGTATAGGTAATCAGAAACTTAATAACAATATTACAGAGACAGAGAATGTTGTGTTTGCTAATGTAACTACTATGGTTCCAGCTTTGTATGCTAGAAATCCTGAAGCAGAGTTTACAGCTAACATAGAATCTAAACGTGGACTAGCTACAACATTAGAACGATTAGTTAATGTATTAGGAGGACGACTTGCTTCTCCAGGAATTAATCTAAAGCCTAAAGCAAAACGATGTGTGGTAACATGCTTACTTACTAATAGAGCTTGGATAAAGATAGGTTGGACACCTAAGTCAGAGAGCAGCGAGCAAGCATTAACTGATCTTGCTAAGTTATCTGTTGATCTAGAGAAGGCTAAAGATTCTAAACGTGTATTAGAAATAGAAGGTCAGATACAAGCACTAGAAGATAGCATTGATATACTACAGCCTGGAGGTCCATTCGTTAAAGTAAAGTCTCCATTTGATATAATGGTTGATCCTAATTGTAAAGAGATCGACTTATCTGATGCTCATTGGGTAATAGAAACTGATATGCTTCCTACTCAATTCCTACTGGCTAAGTATGCTAGAAAAGATAAAGGTAAATCTGAATACAAATCTATATATCAACCTACTCATGTGATGAAAGCATCTCTTGGAGAAGATGATGGTATAGAAGATAATGATAACTTCTCTCTGTACTCTGATGAGAAAAATGAGACAGCTAAATCTTTTGGCTTCAATGATCTAGAAGCCTTTGAGAAAGCTAAGATGACTAAAGTCCATTTCATTTGGGATAAGACTACACGTAGAGTATTACTATTTAATAGTAATGATTGGACATGGCCTATTTGGGTATGGGATGATCCTACTCAATTAGATACATTTTTCCCATACTATCCATTAACATTCTTTGAATCACCTAATGGGCCTATTACTAAGGGAGAAGTATCTTACTATCTTGACCAACAAGATGCTATCAATGAAATCACAGATGAAAAACGTAGAGCAAGACGTTGGGCAAGACGTAATATATTCTTTAACAGTAATCTTATTTCTCAAGCAGATGCTACAGCAGTACTCAATGGTGATGATGGTACTGCAAGAGGATTGAACATTCCTCCTGAAATGAAGATTAGTGATGTAATAGGTTCTGTTCCTCCTCCATCATTACAGTTTGAACGTATCTTTGACAAAGAAGAAATGTATCAAGCTATCGACAGAATATCTTCTGTTGGTACTGTAATGAGAGGAGAACAATTTAAAACAAATACAAACAAAGCTGCCGTACAAGCTAATGCTGGCGCAGCAAATATGAGAATAGATGAGAAGTCTGATCAGATAGAAGATTGGATTGGATCTATCTATTGGGGTATAGCACAACTTTGTCTTATGCAAATGGATGAGCGAACAGTAAAGATGCTTATTGGTGATGAAGTTGAATGGGAAAATCTAGACAAAGAAGGAATTAATTCTCTTTCATTAAAAGTATTAGGAGGTAGTACTAAGAAACCTACTAGTGCTGCTAAGAAAGAAGAAGCCTTAGAATTTGGACAAGTACTAGGACAGTTTGTTAATGCAGCACCAGGACCAGTACTTAAGATGATGATGCAAGTTATGGAGAAAGCATTTGATGAAGTAACTATGAGAGAAGAAGATTGGCAAGAATTACAAGCTGCTTTAGAGAAACAAGAAGAACAAAAACAACAACCTCCAGGAGGAGCACAACAACCTCCACAAGAGCCACAACCAGAATCAGCAGCTCAACCTGAAATAGCTAAGGCTAGTCCAGAACAGCTACAACAAGTATTAAGTCAACTCCCTCCAGAAGTTAAACAGCAAGTACAAAGTGCTATATCATCTGGAGTTCCACCTGCTCAAGCTCTTGAAAGTGCAATCAAGTTAATGCAACAACAAGGACAACAAGCAGCTTCA